AATCCAGTTATTGTCGTAAACATCTAAACTGGAATTGCCACTAACAGTTCCATCAATTTGTGTTAAGTTATAATCTCTTGTAAATGATGTAGGGAATGCAGCATTGTAGTTTGTGGGATATGGATCTTTGCGGATAATATCCCATTCATCATTGTAGTAATCATACTTAACAGCAAAAGGTACTTTTCTATTCAAGTATGAAATAACTTGTGTTCTTTCACCCTGGCTGAAGTTTCGATTGAATACTGGAAATACTTTTTCAAGAATAGCACCAGTTGGTACTACCGCATCAAGTTGAATGGCTCCAACATTACTTGCTGTTAAGCCAGTTGGTTGACCGCCTGAGTTATCTACTCCTAAACCATTGGCAAATATTTTTGTAATTCTTGCCCAGTGGTCCGTACCATTTAAACTAAATTTACAAATGCTACCAACTTTAACATACTTTAAGTATGTAACTGCTGTGGCGCCAGTTCTGTTAATAACAACGTTCTGGTTAATAAAATAACCAGCACTGATATCACTATTTGGTCTTTGCCAAATCATTAAGTCGCCAATAATAATTCTATATCCAGTTGGTACTGGTGTACCACCACTGGTTGCTGTAATAGTTGCTACTCTAGTACCAGTATTGTAACTAACTGTATAGTTGTTTGTTACTTCAACACCATCAGTGTCTAAAATAGTTGTGAACGCATCAATACCGCTTGCTGAATAACTAAAGGTAGTTGTAGTGGCGTCTCCAGCGTATTCTACATAATAATCATCTTTAAGATCATCAAATGTCGCACTGTACTTGTCATAATATAAATTAATTAATTCATCATCATTTAATAGTGGTTTAAAATACTTGTCAAATACTGTTGTAGCAGTTAATCCACTTGGAATACTTTGCTTGATTTTTTCTTCTTTTGCTAGTGTACCATCAGTAGCAAACATTCTAACATTAGTATAAGCACCAGTTGGATCGTTAAAGTCTACATAACGACTGTGTCCGCTGTGTGTGCGGTTAACACTTTTTAGTTTAGTAATAATGTCGCTTTGTGTCAACAAATAACTGTTATAATCCTGGGCAGTAATCATTCTGTCCTGGCTACTGTATACTAGCGGAGCATTTGTTTTAATATCATCTAAACTTTCACTAGCACTTGCGTTGGTGACACTTTGCCTTAGTTGTACACTCATAGTTGCTGTATAACTGTTACCATCGTCACCAATATACTCGATATTAATTCTCTTGGTACCAATATCGTCTGGACGCAATACATAAGTGTCATTTAAACCAGTACGATACCAAACACGAATAATATCTTTTGGCAAGTTGCCAAAAGCACTGTCAGCAAACTGTATGCTTACTTGATTGTTTTCTCTGGTTTTAACTGCGTAAATATCTCTTACGCCAGCATCAATAGCATTGTAGATAGCATTACTGCCTGAAGTATTTTCTACCTGAGTCCAGTTCTTTACCACCATACCAGCACTGTCAATAGTTTGTACCCAAACATCAGTGTTATTAACATTATCTGCATCAACATCCAGTGTCATGTTGCTGATTGGATCGTCAATGTTAAAGTCCTGGAATTGTAGACTACCTTGTTTAAATCCAACAAAGAAACCAGTGCCGTCACTTGTAACACCTTTACCATCATTCTGATATACTACACTAAACGCACCAGTTGGATTTGGGGTGTTTTCTTTAAAATCTTTTTGTACATTATTGTAATCTAAACCAATGATATCAAAACTTGTTTGGCTACCTTGTGCTACACCAGTAATATCAAAGTTGATCTGGTTAATAGCATTGTTTAGATTGTAAAAACTTGTAACTTTACCGCCAATAGTTGCTTGTTTTCTCGGACTACCAAACGGGTTAGTAGGAGCAAAGACAGCATTCATAAGAGTGTTAAAGTTATCAAGGTTATCAATACTTGTAATACTTTCAAAACGAACTTCCTGATTACCCAGGTTTTCACCATTGGCACCAATTACTGCTTCATTTGTTTTAATACTGTTGACTTTTAGCAATCCGCTAGCAGTCACATTTCTGCGTGGTTGGTAACCCAAAAAGTCAGCAAGTTTAAGAACACTGTCTTGCCTTTCTGCTGTGCTTAAAAAGTTGTTGCGACTGTTTAAGTCTACACGAAACGCTAGGTTGTGTCCAAACATAGCAATAACATCGAGGAGTGCTACAAATTCTGCGCTCTCAACCCAATCATTATAACTTTCAGCATAGTTGTTCCTAACATAGGAAACCATGCTTTCTCTAATACTATCAAAGTCGTATGCTTGAAAGTTTGCGTTAACGAAAGATTCATATACTGCTGTATAATCTTCTGCCGCAAATATTTTACTTTGTCTTACTTGCTGTGCCATAATTAAATAAACTCAATCCCGTTTTGCGCTTCAGCATCGAACTTTAGCTCTAAATCTGTTGGAGTTTTAGTTGGCTCGTACATCAATTCTATTCTTACTGTTACCAAATGATCATCATGATTAACACGAACTGATCTATCGGTTAATGTAAACCTAGGATCATAACTTACTACGTTAAGCACGTCATCATTGATGAGATCCATAGTGGCTTCATCTAACGGTAAAAATACATAATAAGGCAAATCACTACCAAACTGTGGATTAGTAAATTTTTCGCCTTTTCTAATAGCGAAATGATTTGCTAAATCACGCTTTGCCAGTTCAATACCCGTTAATCCTGTAACGTTTGTACTTTCAAGTGATGTATATCCAATTATCTTTTCCATATAGATATTTATCTGAAAAAATCACTGGTTTTCAATTACACTATGAACTCATTAAACTTTCTTGCTTGTGGAAAAGATAGGGTTCCCAATCAGGGTGAATGTTAGTATATTGTAGGAATTTTGTGCTTTTTGTATTGAGTTGATAGTAACTTGGTTGTACTGGAGGGTTGATGGGTGTTATAGTTGTTTTGTTGGACTTGGCGGTATTACATTTTCTACATGCGGTGGTACAGTTTGTCCAGTTTGTTCTGCCACCGTGACTCCGGGGTACCACATGATCTATAGTTAAGTCGCATTGCCGGAATTCTTCAAAGCAATATTGACATCGGAAATTATCCCGAAGGAACAAGTTACGACGAGTAAACTTTGCCAGTGGCGGTAGTTTGTGCCAGCGTTTAAGCATAACAATAACAGGCATAGGCATCTCAAAACTAGGACTGTGTAAGATACGATCTTCGTTGCTTTTTACTATGATGACTTTTTCCTGGAAATATGCTTTAACTGCGCTCTGCCACGTGATTGTACTGAGTGGTAATAGGCTAAGTGGCTGGCTGTCAGCATTAAGTAATAACACGCTCATGTTGGTATTTATTCAGCCGCTTGTTCAACAATAGTACGTTTTCTACTCTGAGGTAAATTAGGCAGGAAGCGATTTGTTTCCTTGTAATAGATATACTCTGCTTGTTCTTTAGCATGTTGATCCATCATTCTATCAGGGTAGTCAGCTCTGATTGCTTGTATACCTTCTTCCTTGGTAATCGCTCTGGTTTTTAGTGCGCCGTAGTCAGCAAACATCAATATTCTTGCTTCTCTCTGGCATTGCTTACGAAAATGCCCACTCAGTATAAATGCCGTAAACACATATTTCCATTGTCTGTTTTCAATATACTCTCGCACATCAAATTTTCTAAACTCACTACCAATAAAACCAAAATCTCCGGTTCGGCAATACAGGCTTAGTAGCGCATCATATTGTGTTTGACTTAAACTGTCAAGACTTATATTCTTTTTAAATGCTCTTTCTTTACGTTTAATTTCAGCAATCCAATAACTGTAGGCTTCAGTTTCCAGTAATCCCTTTTTATTAAATTCTTCACTCAGAACTTGATTATATCCAATAACAGTGAATCCAGATTTTCCAATATATTTGTAACCTCGCCAACCAACATTTCCATACATAAACTGAAGTATACTTTCACTGGCTTCTAGATCTTTTAGAGGTACTAGTGTATTAACTAAACCGTCATCCAGCACGGTGAACAAATCTGTTTCAATTAAATCTGTAGTGCTAATTGTGTTGGGTAATCTAACTTCAATGTTGGCCATTAGTTTGTATTACCCTCACTGTTATTAAACTGTTCTTTAATCTGACTAGCACCTTTCCAAGGGTGATGTTCTGGCACTCTATCAGCCGCACTACTTTGTATTTTAGTATTTTCCGGTAACTGATTTACCTTAACACGTTTTGCTGTATCAGGTACTGGCCCGTTCATATCAATTCGCTTTGCTTGTTCTTTGTAGTTACCTGCCGCTGTTAGGTTAGCATTAAGTGCCGCTTGTACTTTATAATTCTTTTCTGTATACAAATCCAAATCACCAGCAAACGCATCAATTTTGATGCCATCTTCGCCAGTGCTTCTAATATTAATACCCTTGTCTGCTTGCATATTAATATTACCCTTGGCGTGTAAATTAAAGTCTGCTTCAGTGTGTAAACTAATGTCATCCTGTGCGTATACGTCCAGATTACCATCTTCACTCATTTCCATCCAGGCAGTGCCATCGTGGTTAGTGATGAAGATCATCTTGTTGGTATCGTCAATTAGTATTTCAGCACCACCTCTACTTCTTATACGAATGTTTCTGCTCAGTGCGCTACCAGCATCTGTTTCAGTACCATCATCCATGGTTAACACATGTCCGGCTCTAGTAGTAAAGCCAAATACTCTACTAGGAGATTCTCTTCTAGCACTACTCATACTGTGTCCACGAGCAAAGTCTTTGTCAAGACCCTGTGTTTTTAATTGTTCAGCAAACTCAGTATCTTTGGGACGTTTAAATGCTTCCTGATCTCTGGGG